GACCCAGCTTGATGCGCGACCGGACTGCCTCAAATGCCATGGCCACGGCCGCGGCTCGGTCTTCGTCCACGACACGCGCAACCTCAAGGGCGGGGCGCGCAAGCTCTATGCCGGCGTGCAGCTGGGCAAGGACGGCATCAAGGTGCTCATGCGCGACCAAGATGCGGCGCTGGCCAACATCGCGCGCCACCTCGGCATGTTCAAGGACAAGGTCGAGCACTCGGGCACCGTGAGCATCGCCAGCCTGATCGAGCAGAGCTTCGGAAAGCCGGAGGGTGACGGGTGAGCCCATGCGCCCGCTCGCCATCGACCTCTATTGCGGTTTGGGTGGCTGGGCTGAAGGCCTGCTCGCCGAGGGCTACGACGTGATCGGCTTCGACATCGAACAGCACGTCTACGGCGAGCACCGCTATCCGGCGCAACTCGTCATCCAAGACGTGACGACGCTTCACGGCTCGCAGTTTCGCGACGCGGCGCTCATCGTCGCCTCGCCGCCGTGCCAAGCGTATTCCTACCGGGCGATGCCCTGGAAGAAGGCCAAGGCGCTTCCGCCGCCGGACAACACGCTGTTCGAGGCGTGCTTCCGCATCCAGCGCGAGGCGTGCGAGGCGGCCGGGCGGCACATCCCGATGGTCGTCGAGAACGTGCGCGGCGCGCAGAAGTGGGTCGGCCGCGCGAGATGGAACTTCGGCTCGTATTACCTCTGGGGTGATGTGCCCGCTCTGATGCCGATCACGTTCAATGCCACCAAACATGATGGCAGCGGTTGGCGCCCAAACGGCACGCTCAAGTCAAGCAATCGCATGGTCCCAAGTGTTGTGCATGATGGCATCAAGCAAGGCGGAACATGGTGGCACGATGAAGGCTCCATCAGCCGCACCACCAGCAGCAAAAGCCCCGGTCGCAAGTTCGCCAGCGCCATGATCGCCAAGATCCCGCTGCCGCTCAGCCGACATATAGGCGCGACGTTCCGGCCGTCATGACCAAGGCCGCCGACAACATCCGCCGGTGGCGTGAGCGGCCCGACCTCTTCGTCCGCGAGGTCTTTGGCGTGACGCCGGACCCCTGGCAGGACGACGTTCTGCGGGCGTTTCCGAGCCATCAGCGCCAAGCCATGCAAGCCTCGAAGGGGCCGGGCAAGACCGCTCTGCTGTCATGGATTGCCTGGAACTTCCTGGCCACGCGCCCTTTCCCGAAGGTCGCGGCCACCTCGATCACCGCCGACACGCTCGCCGACACGCTCTGGACCGAGATGGCCAAATGGCAGACGAAAAGCCCGTTCCTCATGGCCGCCTTCGAATGGCAGAAGACGCGCATCTTCTGCCGCGAGCATCCCGAGACCTGGTGGATGTCGGCGCGCTCCTGGTCGAAGACGGCCGACGCGAACCAGCAGGCCAACACGCTCGCCGGGCTTCATGCCGACTACATCCTGTTCCTACTGGACGAGGCGGGCGGCATTCCCGATGCCGTGATGGCCGCGGCCGAGGCGGCGCTGTCCTCCTGCATCGAGGGCCATCTGGTGATCGCCGGCAACCCGACGCATCTGTCCGGGCCGCTCTATCGCGCCGCGACGACCGAGCGGCGCCTGTGGCATGTCACCGAGATCACGTCAGACCCGGACGACCCCCGCCGCAGCCCGCGCGTGTCGATCCAGTGGGCGCGTGAGCAAATTGAGAAGTATGGGCGTGACAACCCCTATGTGCTCATCAACATCTTCGGCAAATTCCCCCCCTCGTCGCTCAACGTCCTGATCGGCCCGGACGAGGTCACGGCCGCGTTCAAGCGCTACTACCGCGAGGCGGATGTCGCCGCGGCGCCGCGCGTGCTCGGCGTGGACGTGGCGCGCGAGGGCGACGATGCCAGCGTCATCGCCAAGCGCCAGGGCCTGCAGGTCTTCCCGCTGCGCAAGTTCCGCAACATCGACGGCATTCAGGGCGCGGGGCTGGTGGCGCGCGAGTGGCAGGACTGGAACGCCGCCGCCTGCTTCATCGACATGACCGGCGGCTTCGGCAGCTCGTGGTTCGACCAGCTGCGCACGCTCGGCCGCTCGCCCGTCTCGGTGCTGTTCAGCGGCCAGGCGGTGCAGGTGGATCGCTACTACAACAAGCGGACGGAGATGTATTTCGAGTTCATTGAGTGGATCAAGCGCGGCGGCGCTCTCCCCGAGAGCCCCGAAATCATGGGCGCGCTGACGCAGACCGAATACTATTTCAAGGGCGATCGGCTGATTCTACAGCCCAAGGAGCTGATCAAGGCCAAGCTCGGCTACTCCCCGGACGAAACGGACGCCATCGTCATGACCTTCGCGGCGCCCGTCAGCCCGCCGGCACCGGCGCATCGCGCGCGGCAACTGCACCTCGCGACGGCGGATTGGAAGGCATTCGATTGAATGAGTGGCCGTAGATTGCGGGATTCGGTTATTATCGACTCATAACGAGGAGTTGGTCTGATGGCAGATAGGAGGGCGGCAGAAGTGGCAACGTTTCCCCGTTCGAAACTTTGAGCTTTGGTGGTGGGGCCGCACCGGCCGCGCCGCCGCCGCCTGCACCGCCCCCCGCTTTGGCGCAGGTGAGCCCGACGACGGCGAGCGCGCAGACCGCGGCTGCGGCCGCGGCCGGAAACATGGGCTTCAACACCACCGTTCGCACGGGTCCACTGGGCGCGCCACCTCCTTCAACGGCAGCAAAGACGCTCGGTTCATGATCAAGACGGCCACACGCAGGCTGACTTATGAGCGTTTGCGCGAGGTCTTGCGCTACGATCCACAAGCGGGCGATTTCTACTGGATTGAGCGGCGACATTATACTTCCCATACCCAGCCCCAAATATGGTATGAGCGGGGTGCGGCATGAGCGCGCTATTGGAGAGCGATGCCCGGCGGCTATGGAGCCTTTGGGACATGATGCAGGTCTATGCCGCCGCGTATCTTGACTTGGGTGAGCACATACAAAACATTCGCGTCGTTTTCAGTGATGCGGAAGGTTTGTTTGAAAGCAGGCCCCAAAGGAAACTCACCGAACACGAAATTGCCCATGTCAAAGCGGGCATGGAAAAGCTTCTCGGGCCGTGTGAGGAGCTGGACTTGCCAGTTTCATCCAGCCTCATCCAAGCGAGGCTGAACGCATTGCCCCAGACTGCGGGTGAGTTTGGCATCCTCGTTGACGCCGTTTACTCGGAACTCAAAACTAAACTGTTCCTGTTCGTCCAGCCACATCTGGCAAAGTTCTATGATAACCATGAGGTTTTGGGGGACCGCGCTACCCTAGCCTTTCCGTCCAGCCGCAATGAATTGTGGGATGCCTCAAATTGTCTTGCCTCGGGGCTTTGGACAGCAGCTGTTTTTCACTCAATGCGCGCGGCCGAAATTGGCGTGAGGGCGTTAGCTCGGAGTCTAGAAGTCTCGTTCCCTGACAAATCCGTGGAACAGGCAGAATGGGCGCAGCTCGTCGATCAAGCCGACGCTAAAATAAAAGCTTTCGCCCAACGCCCAAGGTCAGACACGCGGGAAGAAGACCAGCGGTTCTATTCAACGGCAGCTTCTCAGTTTCGATATTTCAAAGACGGATGGCGTGTGCGGGTAGCGCACGCGCGCGCCGTCTATAGCGAAGATCAGGCGGTAAAAATCTTCGAGCATACTAGGGATTTTTTCGAGACTTTGGCGGATCGGCTGAAGGAATGACCCCCCTAAACGCCTTCTCAAACCCCTCTTCCGTCTCATCTGCCTCAGCCTCGCGGGCAGCTTCAATGAAGCGGTCGCGCTGGGGCTTTTCCTCTGGTTTTGGCTTTTTAGCCGGCACGGGCGGCCCTCATGAGTAAGATCTCGGATCGCTTGGCGGCATCTCAGCCAGTGCCGCCCGAATTTCCGTCGCCACATGATCCGCAATGTAAAGGGGAAGAGAGAATGTCGTCTGTTCTCCCGATGGCACCGCAAATGTCAGCAGCACATCAGTCCCCAGGGCGTTTGGCAGAACCCGAACCTGAGCAACTGGCAAGGAGACTATTGGCTGAACCTGTCCAGATTTTGCCTGCGATTGTTGTAGAATGCGATCTCTCAAAGTCGCGATGGTTCCCATGAAACCAAACGCTTCCTCTGGGGATAAAAAGAACTCAGATGAAACTCCGTTCGTAGTTCGAGCAAGGGTGATTCCTGTATCGTCTTGTTTAACGCCTACACCTTCTGGCCACTTAGTCATTCATCCCGTCCCCAAAGGCAGCCAAAGCTGCCCAGATTCATCAATGATGGCGTTGTGCCATCTTCGCCCTCTGCCGCCCTTACGCTTCGGCTTGCTGGTTAGTCGTTCGGTACGTCAGGCGTTTGCCTTGGACACCCAGAAGCGCCTTCTCGGCGCGCATCACGTCGTCAACGCCCAGCCGGACGCGGTTATTCATGCGGAAGTCGAACTCCGCGAGGTAGCGGTGCAGGTGGCGCTCGTCGATGTGCTGGTAGATGCCGACCAAGCCCCGCTTGAAGAGGCTGAAATAGCCCTCGGCAGTGTTGGTATGGACGCGCCCGTTGTTGCTGTCGCGGGCAAACATCTTGCTGTGATCGACGGCTTCATGGTGGCCGATCGGCATGATGCCGATGTAGGCCCGCGCACCATCGGTATGCAGCACGGCCGCACGATCGACGTTCTGGTAAACGGCGAGCCGAACCTGAGACATCCCGCGCTCGTCAATGACCTTGGAGCGGACTTGGCCGCCGCGCTCAATAAGGGCCATGAACCGCTGGTTCTGCGAGCGATTGGCTCGGTTGGCGGACCAAGTTTTCCGCGAGGGCACGATCTCGGTCTCGTCCGCTTCAACGATGGAGCCGGGGCCGCCCATAGGCGCGGTAGCGGTAGGCTTCATCGCCTCACGAATGCGGTGAGACAGGAACCATGCCGACTTAAGGGTGATGCCAAGCACGCGGGCAAGCTGATTGCTCGAAATGCCCTTCTTGCTGGCGCAAAGCAGGTGGATGGCCTGAAGCCACAGGTGAAGCTCAAGGTGGCTGGACTCAAAGATGGTGCCCATCCGCACAGTGAACGGCTTGCGACAGGCGTAGCACTTGTAGAGCCCGACGCGGGTGGTCTTGCCCTCAAGCTTGCCAATGCGCTCCACGCCACGGCAGTGCGGGCAAACCGGCCCATTCGGCCAAAGCCGCGCTTCAACAAACGCGAAAGCCGCAGTTTCGTCGTGGAAGTGATCGGCGGCGAGAATGGATTTCGACATGGCTTGCTCCTTGGAGCCAAACCTACATCTGGGGGTTGGGTATGTCAAGTATAAAATCGCCCGGCAACTTCGACTGCCCAGCCGCCGCGCATTTTGCCTATGTGGTTGCATCTGCCCGTCTTTGTGGTGAATTTGCGAGGGCTGCCTGATGCCAGACGGACAGAATTTCAGCCAACCCGTCAATTACGAAATGATGTCGACGACATTGTTGTCGCGGCAGCCTGCGCACGCCTCTGATAAGCAGGCGGATCCCGTAAAAGACTGGCAAACCGTTTACAACCACCTGCAGACGCGCATCAACACGCTGCGGACCTGGCGCTACAGCTGGTGGGTATACTGGGGCAAGCTCGCCGAATACTTCTCGCCGAGGCGGTGGATTTACCTCGCCGTGGCCAACCGGACGTGGCGAGGCTCTCCGATCAACGACCAGATCGTGGACTCTACCGGGTTGCAGGCGGTGCGGACCTGCGCGGGCGGCATGTGGTCGGGCCTCACCAATCCCAACGCGCCGTGGTTCAAGCTCGGCTCGGCCGTCAGCTGGGTCAAGCAGGACGCTGCCGCCAAAGCGTGGTTCGAGAGCACGCAGCAGCGCATCTATGCGGTCCTCGCGCAGTCGAACTTCTACGACATCATGCACCAGGCCTTCGCCGACGAGGTTATCATCGGCACGTCCCCGGTCATCTGCTACGAGGATTTCGACGATGTCGTGCGGTTTTACCTGCCGTGCGCTGGCGAATACTATCTCGGCATCGGTCCGCGCCTCACCCACGACACGTTCGCTCGCGAATTCACGCTGACCTGCCTGCAGATCGTCGAGATGTTCGGGCTGGAGAACTGCCCCGACGACGTGCAGACGCTGTGGTTCTCCGAGGGCGGCTCGCTCGACCAGGAATTCGTCGTCTGCCACATGATCGAGCCCAACTACCCGCTGGCCGACCGGAAATCGAGGAAAGGCACCG